AATCGTTTGGGAAGAGGATGTTTTCATGATGCAAAAATAAGAATTTTAACGCAATCCCCCAAGGTTTCAGACTGAGCCAGTGGTCCCCCGAAACGGTCTCCGTAAAAAATAAGCCCTTGAAAGTGCTTGACTTTCAAGGGCTTCAAAGTGATAGTTGAGGTTCCTGGCGAACCTCTTTTTCTTTATTTTCCTTATTTATTAGATAAAACATTATTTTCATAAACTACTGAAAAACAACAAATTATTTATCACATAAAGAAAATAGAATAAAATAAGATAAAGAAAAGGTGGGAACAAAGTGGGAACATATAAAACATTTATTGTATATTTGTTCCCACCTTATCATAGTAAGAACTCGAACTAAAATATAAAGCTATGGCAGTATCTTTTTTTATCCGAAACAAGAAGGCAAAGATAGCCACTCTATTTGCCCGTATCAGAAGCAAAGCTAAGGATATAGACATCAAAGCCTCAACCTTGCTAGAAGTTGATGTATCAGCATGGGAAAAGTCCCAAGAATCAGCAATAAAAAGAAAGAACTACAGGAATGATAAAAACAACAAAGAGTTTTTTGATAAACTGGACTTGATAGAGAAAACTCTAAATAACATCCTTGATTCAGATACAAATGTTACTAATGAACTTGTAAATAAACGTATCTATGAAATAGTATATGCTGAACAGATAGCAGCCGAAAAAGAACGAGCAGAAGCTGAAGCTAAAGCCCTAGAAGAAGAACAGGCTACCAACTTCAACGACTTTATAGCACAATTCATTCACGAATGCGAAATCGGAAAACGGAAAAAGAAAGGAGGAACCACAAATATATCTCTTGGAACAATCAAGAGCTACAAAGGCTTTCAATCCCAGTTTAAAGCGTATCAAGAAACAAGGCTAAAGGTTATTGGTTTTGAGGACCTGACAATAGAGTTTTATAATGACTTCCGATCATTCCTCACAGATAAGGAATATTCCCCTAATACTATCGCTCGGATGGTGAAGATATGCAAAACGATATGTTATGCAGCCGAACAGCTTAAACTAATGGATGCGGCAAACGTCCGGTTTGGTTTTGATGTAATCTATAAAGATGTTGATAATGTCTATTTGACTGAAGAACGAATACAGGAACTTTATGAGTACGATTTATCCAATCGTCCGGCATGGGAAAAGATAAAAGATGTGTTTGTAGTTGGCTGTCTGACCGGGCAACGAGTAAGTGATTATAAGCGCATCAATACGAAAATGATAGTTACCCTTACCGATGGCAATAAGTACATCAAACTTAAACAGGAAAAAACCGGAAATATCGTTTATATTCCTCTTGATTATCGTGTTGCGGCTATCCTTGACAAATATAACGGTGCACTTCCCAAAGTCTACGACCAAAAGATAAACGACCATATCAAAGAGATTGGCGAGGCTTTAGGATGGACGGAAATAGTAGAGTTTGACGAACAACGGGGAGCGATGGAGTATACCGCTAAAAAACGTTTCTGCGACCTTCTTAAAACTCATACCTGCCGGAGAAGTTTAGCAACCAATATGTATAAAGCCGGGGCTTCATTAAGTTCTATAATGGCTATCACCGGACACAGTAGCGAGCAGCAGCTAAAGACATACCTCAAACTGGGTGAATCAGAAAAGAGTATGATAGCAGCTAAAGAGAATTATTTCACGAAATTACGAATAGTCAAATAGTGTTATTATGAAATTCTGTAAATTTAAAGAATATATTAAAGGGATCGCAAACTCAATATCTTATTTATCAGACGCTCCATTTACTACGCTGAAATTCCCGAATGAAAGTTGGTTTTCTGATACTAAGACAGAATTTGAAGAGGAATTATTTGGCAATATCAATAACACTAAGGACATAGATACCCTTTACTGCTTTTATGAGAAAATCATAGAAAAAGCAGGCATACGCAATTGGACACTACATTACCACACAAATCTTTTTGAAAAATGTGTTGAAAACGAACTGTTTGAAGAGTATGAATTGACGAAAACAGCATACGATTATATATTATCAGTATTTGAATGCGATAATTTTGGACATTGGGAAATAAATGGTTTTATGGAAAAACATAAAACGGAATTAGGAAAGAAAAACATAAAAGTTATAGCAGAAAACAATGATTTATCAAGTAAAATATTTACTCTGGAAGTTGAATTTGATAGAATATCTGATGAAAAGCGTAAACTTGAATTAGAAGTAGAAAAATTAAGAAATGAAATATCGACTTTAAACAGTAAAGAATCCATCTTAATGTTAGAAAATGAAGAGTTGAAAAAAGAAAACACAAAACTATCAGTTACAAAGATAACTACAACACAAATATCTCAAGAAGAGAACCACTTAAAAATAAAATGGAATTCTACAAAACCTAAAAAAATACTAGCATGTTTATTTAGAGAATTAAGAAATAGAGGATATCTTGATAACTCTAACGAAGAACTAGCCAAATTCCTAATTTCATACACAGATATATTTGCTAATGGCAAAGAATCCAGTATAATAAGCAACTATCTTAGAGTAAATTCCAATGATTCAAATAGAAATATAGATGATATTGAATCTATTATTAGTTCTGCTTTAGCCGATGTTTAATTTTGCATATATGCGCATTATTATTTCACATATATGCGCATAGATAATTATTGATAAAAACAGACAAACTTTGCTCCATAATCAAAAACGAAAGATTATGGAGCAATTTATTTCTACCCCTAATTCGGTACTTATTCAAGGCGCAACAATGAGTGACCTTGAAAGTATGTTGAGCCGCTTACTTGATAAGAAGTTGGCTGATATAATAGAGTCTACTCTCAAAGTAGATGTAAGTCCCAAAGACAGGCTTTACAAACGTAAAGCAGCAGCAGAAAAACTGCAAATCTCTCTTGTCACTTTAGATAACTGGACTAAATTGGGTGTTATTAACGCCAGAAAAATTGGTTCACGTGTATATTACACTGATAGTGATATTAATAATGCCTTGAAAAAATCCTTTAAAGAATAATCTATGGGAAAGTCAGACATTAACATTACCCAGACGCAACAGCTCGTTATGGGCTTCATCTCCCCTATTATTGACGAAATAGTAGACAGAGTATCAGAGAGAGTATTAGCTGCATCAAAGAAAGAACCTAAGTTCTACACTCGAAAAGAAGCCGCTGAAATCCTTCATGTCACCTTACCAACATTGGCGAGAATAACAAAGGACGGACTTCTTGTCGCCAAACATGTAGGTAGTAGAATCCTATATGAAGCAGATGCTATTGATGAGGCAGTAAAAAAGCAGGTCGTATTCAAATATCGGAGGGCATGACTATGGAAGAAAAGAAAAAGGCAGCCTCCACGACCGCCAATCTCCTCAACAACAGGAGCAAAGATAGCAAATCATCTCGAATCAAACAACAGATTCGCAAACTATTCTTAGATGGTGGCAAGTACACTAGTAAAGATTTAAACAACCTTACTGGCGGAAACGATAGCCGGAAAGTCATATCCGACCTTAGAAAAGAAGGTTGGAACATTAAAGACGTTCGCCTGGACGATAGAAGAAAACTATACTGGTTAGAGCCGGACAAACGGCAAATGTCTATTGACTGGGAAGGAGGTATCAATGAGTAGAAAATCATTTGTACTTTATACAGAATGGGAAGATGCGTTCGACGGACAGCCCAACGACATTGCGGGCGAACTCATTAAAGCAATATTCGACTATGTTAGAACAGAAGAAATGCCGCAAACAGACAATACTGTAGTCAATGCAATGTTCTCCATCTTTAAACCGGCTATTGACCGTAATATAGGCAAATATGATGCTGCTATCAAACAACGGAAAGAAGCCGCTCTCAAAAGTGCAGAAAGCAGAAAACATCAAGCGAACGACCGTAAACGAACGTCAACGACCGTATGCGACCGTAAACGAACGTCAACTGTAAGTGTAAGTGATAGTGTAAGTGTTAGTGATACTCTCTCTCTTAATGGAGAGAGTGTGAGAGAGGGAGCAAATAAAGTTCTCGACCTTCAATCAATCAAAGAGCAACTACTATCTGACGAAACATGGAAAGAATCTGTTTGTATGCAGTCTACTTTAGGCGTGTCTTTTATTTCTATGCTTCCCGACCAGTTAGATAAGTTCATTGCTTATATCGTTTCAATCGGAGAAGAACGAAGTATATCGAACATATCAGACGCAAAGAGAAGGTTTACTTATTGGTGGCAGAATCACGGAAGAAAGGAGGTACAGGATGAAAACAAACAAGTATACACCGTCCCCAATTAAGGGAATGCCGAACGCACCTGAAGCGGAGCAAGCCGTTAACGGTTCTCTCCTTAGCATTGGAGGTGATAAAGTATTTGATGCTATATCTTCCGATCTAAGAACAGACATGTTTTTTGATATCCGGAATGCAATATTGTATGAAGCTATACGGTCTCTTCATGCAAGCAATAAACCATGTGATATAGTGTCAGTAACGAATGAGATACGTTCGATGGGAAAGATAGAAGAAGTTCCGCCCCACTTCATCGCTGAAACTTTGAATCACGGCTACGATTCATTCCACGCCGTCGAACATGCCTTGATGGTAAAACAGAAATATCTACAACGGAAAGCTATTGAATTATCCCATATACTCCAACAACAAGCTTATGACGATACGGAAGATATCGGCGACGTCCTTTTCAATGCGGGGAAAGCACTGGAGCAAATGCAGCAGGATTTAATCGGGCAAAGTGAATCCCAGTCATTTAAAGACATTGCACAGTCCGCATTAAAAAACATAGAGAGGAAGATGGGATTGTATAGTAGCGGGAAACAGACAGGAATAACAACCGGGCTACAAGACCTTAACGATATGAATTCCGGTTGGCACGGTGGCGAGTTGATAGTATTGGCAGCACGCCCAGCCATGGGAAAAACTGCTGTATCTCTACATTTTGGAAAGTCAGCAGCTAGACAAGGTATTCCGGTAGTCATTTTTTCTTTAGAAATGGATTCTGTCAGCCTGTATGAACGTTTCATTGCTTCAGAATCCAATGTACATCCCAGCAAATTAAGGTCCGGCAATATAAGCCAAGATGAGCTACAGCAAATAGATAAAGCAGTAGGGGTAACTTTATACAGCTTACCGATAACAATAAACGATAACGCAGCTATAGGAATGAGTTACATCCGTGCAACGTGCCGTTTATACCATCGACAAAACAAATGTGGAATGGTGATAATAGACTATTTACAGTTGGTAACTGAAAGCTCAAATGGAACAAGAAACAGAGAACAGGAAATAGCCCGGATGTCCCGGGAAGCAAAGATTATCGCTAAAGAATTGAATGTACCTGTTATCCTTCTGTCTCAACTCAACCGGGAAGTAGACAAGAGACAGGATAAAAAACCTATTCTTGCAGACCTTCGAGAATCGGGAGCCATTGAACAGGATGCGGACATGGTTATATTCGTCCATCGTCCGGAATATTACGGAATCAGTGTAAAGGATTCATCCGGGCATGAGGTTTACAACTATGGTGAATTGATTATAGCCAAACATCGAAACGGTTCTGTCGGAACTGTCAAATTCAAGCATAACGGTTCCCTAACTAAGATATTTGACTACGATTCGAAAGGTTATACAGAAAACAATCCCTTCTAGCTATGGAAATAGAAACAATCTACGGACAAGTGATAGCGAAAGCAAATAACTATCAAGCCGTACCGGGCAAAGACGGTCAGAAACGGATCATCAAAAACGACCGGATCAGGGAGTATGAGAAATCCTTCTGCCTACAATGCAAGAAGTATCGAGGAAAGCGCATTTCCGGTCGTTTCAAGCTATTTATTCGTGTATGGCATGGGAATATTCGCTTCGATCTGGATAATGCCTTAAAAACGATCCTTGATTGCTTGCAAATGGTGGAGGCTATTACAAATGACAGCCTATGTTTTGAGATTCATGCGGAGAAACGGATAGACCGACGGAATCCGAGAGTAGAGTTTGGTCTGGAAGAGATAAACGAGCAAAAAAATATATTTAGTCCAAATAAAGCGATTTAAGCCATTTTCTTTTGCGGGATGATAAGATGTTCATCTTTGCGGAGAAAGTCGCTAATATAAAAACAAGATTTTAAAATGGAAAGATTAAAGCGCATAAAATATCCTCCATTAAAGGATAAATTTAAAAAGTACGGTGATTCTTTCGAATTGGTATCTAAAAACGAAAGCAACCGAATGTACTGCTACCGAAGAACCACCCCGGAAGGGATTGTATATTTCGAGGTGTTCCGGTCGAATCTGGAGAAGGACGAAAACGAACAGGTTTATGAATCCTATCCCCGTTCATCACAATTTGGTGACACAGGTTGGTGTATCAGAGATGGCGAATACGCTATGAAAAAAGTACTGAAGTATATGCAAAAGACATTTTCTAATTAAATAAATTACTAATAATCAAAATTTAAACATTATGATAAGAGACGAATTATATATCAATAACACAAAAGCCGATCTCAACAAGACGGATATTACTTTGAGCTACAAGAGTAACCTGCTAACCGATATTAGTAAAATTGTAAGTAATAGCAGTTATACGATAAAACTTCCTAAAACAGCAAAGAATCTGGCTTTGATTGAGTGCGCACATCTTCCCAGTTCAATAAGCCGTTATCCGTACCTAAAGCATAAAGGTACGTTATTACGGAATGGCATTGAGATAATCAAAGATGCAATTGTAGTATTGCTAGAGATTAATGAATCAATAGAAATAGCTCTTACCTGGGGTAATGTCACTAACTTCGCCAGTGTAGTAAACGATGGCAAGAAGCTAACGGATTTGGAATATGGAACAGTTGAGGGTACAGATTGGGTTGTTTGGGAAAATTGGGGAGAAAATTCGGAAAGATTTCCACGTATTGACTACGGGTTTAACCCTAATGATCCAAACGTTTGGCGTCATCCAGTAGTACCTGTATGGTGGATACTTTATAGGATTCAAGAAGAAAGCGGAGTGACATTTAATTTCCCGTCTGACAAGCTTACTGTTATAAACAAAATGATTATTCCTCTTTTGACAAGGAATGATTCACAACCCCTTTTTGATAAGTTCCCATTTATTATAAAGGCTTCAGGTCTTAGATATGACGGATTTAATTCTTGCGATGTTGTTTTTTCAATCCCAGATGCTACACAACAGAATTATGGAGAGATTCTTTCAGAAAACACTTTCTTGAAATCAAATTATGAAGCTTCACTAATAAGTGGAGAAATATATATTGGAATAAAATATACATATAGTACATCTTCATCCGATTATCCTATAATACTTAACGTATATGAAGATAGCGCAAATACATCTCCTGTAATAAGTAAAACTATATATCCTCAAATAGAACAAAAAGACGGATATAAATCTCTTTATTTTCAATTTAGTTATGAAGTAGATATAAAAGATGGGTATAAATTTGATTTAAGTCTTACTCCAAGACCATCCATAGATCAAAATTCTTGTTTTATTGAATCTGATAGTAATATAAATCTGTATCTAAAGACTAAGGGTGAAATATCTTTTGGTGAGAAATTTCCTCTAGTTCCCAATCTTCCGGACATCAAGCAAATAGACTTCATTAAAGCCGTTGCCTCAATGGTCGGTTTGTTTGCCTTACCGGATGGCGAAAACGGGATCAAGTTTATTCCCTTCGATAATCTGTCTGCAAACAAATCTAAAGCTGTAGACTGGACGAATCGTGTGATAATGGCTTATAATAGCGTAACGCCAAGAAACTTACAGTACACCCTTAATAACATTGCTCAAAACAACTGGTTCCGGTATAAAGAAGATGATAATGTCATGGGAAACTATGATGGAAATATCCAGGTTGATGATGCCACGATAGAGTACGAACGTGATGCTATCACTTTGCCTTTCTCCGCCTGCAGTACAAAAGGAGACGTTGCTTATATTCCTTTGTATTCCTACAACGATAACGGAGAACTACAGTATAATAAAGCCAATCCTCGGATATTACTTCTTGATGGCACAAAGGGAATATTCAAGGGGCTAGAATGGAATACCTTAATTGCAAATAACTATCAGACGTACAAAGGACTAATCAATAATGCAAAGGTAGTGACCGAGTATATCCGTCTTAACAGTATCGAATTGCGGGACTTAGAGATGGATATACCGGTTTATTTGGCTCAATATGGTTGTTATCTGGCTATCATAGAGATAAAGACCAAAGAGAACGATATATGCGAGTGTAAACTTTTAAAATTGTAATGACATGGAAGAAAATGTAGAAGAAAAGATTCGGAGTATTACCGAACAGGCCAATCAAACTAGAAAAATGCTTTTAGAAGAGTATTTGGGACATTCTATCTCTATGGAGGAGGCTATAAATATGGAAATACCGGACGAAGCTTTGGATCATCTGGGAGATTTGTAATTTAATGATTAAATATAAAAGACTACTGAAGATATGGCAAAATTTAATGAAGAAACAATTCAAAAGTGCGTTGACTGGGTATGTGAAAACGGACTTATAGATTATGGCGGTGCAAAGCTTATTGACTTCTGTAATGTAATGGGAATCGGAAAGAGTACCTATTACCGATGGATGGAAAATGAAACTTTCGGGAATGCTATAAAAAAGGCGAAAGAAGATTTCAAAAACGGGTTAGAACGCAATGTCGTTTCTTCCCTTGCAAGGTCTGCCATCGGGTATGAATACGAACAGGTTTCTTCTGAATACTACATGGAAGGCAAGAAAAAGAAGTTGAAAAAGGAAGTAAGAAAAAATGTCCGTGTTGAGCCTAATGTAGGAGCCGGAATATTCCTTCTCACAAACCTTGCTCCTGACAGATGGAAGAACAAACAGAATACCGAACATTCAGGAGAAATTTCTACAGGATTGACCGTTGTAGTCAAGGATCAGGAAGAAGCGGATTTAATCAAACAATTAAAAGAACATTAGTTATGTCTGCACCTAAAAGAAACCAATTTTGGAAGTTGAGAAACAAGCATGGGAGAAGTAAGCGTTTTGCTTCTCCTGAACAGTTGTGGGAAGTAGCCTGTGAGTATTTTGCCTATTGTGACAGAACTCCATGGAAAGCAATCAAGAATAAAACGAAAGGAGAAATAAAGGAAAAGGAAGAAAGCCCTACACAACGTCCTTACTCTCTGACCGGGTTAATGGCTTATTTAGATGTCAGTTCATCATATTGGCGGAAATTTAAAGAGGGTGCAAATGAAGATTTCTTTCCGGTCATTACACGCATAGAGAATATTATCAGGACACAACAATTAGAAGGTGCTATTGTTGGAGCGTTTAATCCCAATATAGTTTCCCGAATTATAGGTCTTTCTGATAAACAAAAGGTAACTCATACCATCAACAGTAAAGAGTTTAAAGGCTT